GGTGTGGGTGTTGAGCGCGGTTATGCTTGGCGCCATGAACTGGACGAATGGGTTAACACTTGCTTTGGCGGTGCTTGGTGCGACGCTTGGCGTTTTTAACGCGGTGTGGATGATTCGCCGCGACACTATTCGGCTGAAGGTTACTTGCTGGAACTCGTATCCAGTCGCCGGAGGGGCACCATTGAGGTCTGTGGACGTTACAAACCTGAGTTACCTGGCAGTGACAGTGAAAGAGGTTGCCTTTCAAAAAGGGCGCACAGCCGACAGGAGAACACCCATCGTTGGAGACCACCTTGGCCGGACCAAACTTCCCCGCCGTCTTAAGCCGCGATCCGCATTGACTGTCGTTGCCTCCCCAGAGTATTCCGCCCTCTTCAAGGGTTCCGGCTTCACTCACGTGCGAGTCGTCACCGCTTGTGGTGTCGAAGTCATCTCCCCAATCCGAAGGGTGCGGCGGTGGTGGGGATCTTAATAAGTTTATTTCCTGGTGGAAGGCCCCTGTACCTAATTTGAATGCAACCCATGCGTTGACTGCGGCACTGAACGCAGCTAAGCAGAGTATGAAAATTTGGGTGCTGTCTAACGACATCTGATATCTCCTGCCCCTGCCGCCGGTTGCGGGTGTCGTGGGGCGATGTGGAGATAAGATCACATATCGTGATCTTATTGTCAACACATTTCGTGATTTTTGATTAAATTTTCTGCGTCGCACGAACATCGCTTGTTTAAGGCGAAAAAAACCCCCGCGCTGGCGGGGGAGGGGTGTTTTTAAAGGTTATGAGCCGTTTAACGGCAACTGGTGATTAAGGCTGCTTGGCCGCCTGCGGCGGTGGCTGCAATGCCTGAGCAGGAACCTGGATGATGATTGGGGGGGACTGAGCCGGTAACGCTTGATAGCTCCCCTTGATGCTGCCGACCACGAAGCCGCCAACACCAAGAATGCCTGCAAAAAGGCCGATGACCGTAGCAAGCATCCATGTGCGGTTTTCTTTTTGAGCCTTCTCGAAATCAGCACGCAACTCACCCGCCGACTTGTTTAAGTCGGCCCGCAGTTCACCCGCCGACTTGTTTAAATCGGCTCGCAAGCTTTCAACATCGGCCTTGGTGGCAAGTGTTGGGATGATGGTTTCAAGTTGAACTATACGTGCTTCCATGCTGGCATCATGCGGCATAGTGGTTGCCACTGGCAAGCTACGCATTCCCCCACGTCAACCACTGAGCCGTAACACGCTTGAACCAGGGCAGTTTGCGTGATGGGTGGTCCTTTAAATCGGCATAAGATCGCGTCACCTGGTTTTCACATAAAATATCCAAGGCAACAAAGATCGGCGGTTCATCACTTTCTATCCCCAGGCGCTGTGCAGTCCAGGCAGAAATTTGTTCTTGCGTTGTGTCTGGATGCTTGACGATGTCGGACTCAAGTTGAGAGAAGCGGCGGCGTAGGTCGCTATGGATACGGGCCATCTGTGCCGTTCCAGTCACCAGGTTAATGCTCGTGGCGATGGTGACGGTAACTGCTCCGGCAACAGCCATCCACTCTGCTGCGCACTTGCCGAACGAAGCAATGACGGCGGAAGCGCCCAATAGGCCAATAAAAGAACTCAGCGTGTTGCAGCGGTCAAAGAACGCCATGCGGGAGGAGTGATAGCGCTGTGACTTTTGCACTCCCCACAGGAGTTCCCATCGCTTGGTATGCAATTCAGTGTTGTTGGCGTCCATGTCCAACAGCATAGCACTACCGTGTTGAAGAGGGTGGCGGCTCCTATATAGGTTTACGTGGACCTACAATCCACCATCACCGATCTTCATGATCACACGACCAAGAACACAAACCGTATCCATCTCTTTAGGAGGTACGACCTCGTCTTGGTAAATACGGCGGCCTTCCGAGTCCTTGTCCTGGTTGTCGCTGACGATACGCAAGCTATTGTCGCGCAAGGTGTAGAGCCGTTTAACCTTCGCCTCACCGCCAATGGCGATGGCGTACATTTTCCCGTCACGGATACGGGTGTCATCGAAGTTCACCATCACGTGGTCATTATCGAACAGGGTGCGCTCCATGCTGTCGCCGTGCACTCGCATCAGCTTCACATCTTTTGGGTTGATATGGGAGCTGCGGAACCAAGGCAGGGGGAAGGGTGTTCGGAACTTTGTTTCAATGAATTCAGGAATTAGAAGACCGTTACCAGCGGAGAGTATTACATCTACTTCGTCGATCAGCACATCAGCTTCTATATCCAAATCTCCATCTCCATCAATTGCTTGAACCTCGTACGCATCAAGTTTTACTGGCTTAGAGATGGCTTGCACATCTTTAAGTGCATACCCTGGTGGTGTATCTCCTATAAGCTCTGCTTTGGTTACACGCAATGCGCGTGCAAGCATTTCAATGTCATTGAGCGATGGCTCACGGGCGCTACGGCCTCTTGATTCGTAATTAGCTATGCGACTTTGCCCCCAATCACAAGCGAGAGCTAGTTGTTCTTGGGTAAGTCTGCGTTCTTTTCGGATGCGGCGGAGGTTTTCAGGGAAGCTCATAGGGACATTATTCACGATCTGTGATATTTATCTAACACGATTGGTGTTGACTGATAGATCACGATATGTGATCTTATGAGGCATGAACGCTATTGACATCGCTGTTAAGGAATTCGGGAGTGTTAACGCGCTTGCTGCATCTCTTGGTGTAAGGCAGAGCGCGATTAGCAATTGGCGTGCTCGTGGCCGGGTGCCAGCGGAGAGATGCATCGTCATTGAACGCGTCACCAACGGCGCTGTTAGCCGCTATCAACTCCGCCCCGACATCTTCGGCGTTTCCCCCACAGACCACATGCAGGAGGTGTCCGATGCAGCCTAAACCTGAGTTTTCAACTTCTTTTCTTTCCCGATTACCAAAGGTAGTGCGTCTCTGGTGGTTTCGATTACACAAACAACCGCACTGTGTGGAATGTGGAAAACGGTTGGCTGGGTTTGAATTTCTCCGGGCGGGGGTTGGCCTTCTAGAACTACTGAAAGGTAGTGGTTTTCCATGTCCACGTGCGTGCAAATCCAAAACGCGCGGCTGCCAAAACGGCCATCTTGGGGGCGAAATTTCCCGATGATAAATTGGCTCAAGGCTACATTCGTATGCAGTACTACAACGAATACTTTTTCTTCCATGCCGATCTCCGGTAGTGATTTGGTTGATTGGAAACACCAATTCTACCGGCAGGTTGGCTCCAACCCGATTTCGATGCGCTGTCCTCGATCTTTTCAATGACATTGAATAACCCTTGGTAATGAATCCATGTATGCCGATCCAACCCACATTCGTAGCCACCCAGTGAAGGTGCGTTTTAACGATGCCGAGCGCAAATTGATCTTTGCGTTGGCTCAATACAACGGGATGCAACCGGCGGCGTTAGTTCGTGAATTGGCGTTATCGGTAGCCACTGCTGCGATAAAGAATGATAAGCGGCAAGCTGACGCGGCTTGAAGTGTCTAACCAGGCCCTTTGGAGGCCCTGTGGAAATTGATCTAAGCCCTGCTGATCGAAAAATATTTGAGCAATACGCACAAATCTATGGACTGGCTTGTGTTGATGAAGCGGTAGAACACGCAGCAAAACAAGCACTAAAGGACGCTTATCTGTTACGGGCCAAGAATGGGCATTCGCCTCTTGGAGAAGGCGTGGTGCTTTATTTGAAGGGACTTAAAAAGCCCTCAAGGAATCAAGAATGAAAGCAAGCGCTAACACCGTGAGCTTGACCCGTATGAATGACCGTAAGAGGAAAGGTTGTTATGTATATCTCAGTGGTTCCCTTTGATGACCCTGTAGGCAGCCTCGTTGGCGAGGGCAACAAGCGCCTTATTATCGATATTGCGGCCGGTCCTCCGGCACCAGGCAACGAAGTCAGCGGATCGTATCTCGGCCTTGACGGTCCTGATGCCCTGGTCATTGAGGCGTTTGAAGTGTTGCTCCGCAGCGGCTTCCCATTCAGCGTACGTCCGATGCCAACGGCGCTCGGGAAGGATGGGCTTGAATGACTCGTAATCGTCTTCTTTAAACCATGCAAAGCCTGAGACTTGGATTTTCCCTTCTTGCATTGCTGCCCTCCTTACGGGCTGTCGTTGTGGTGACAACAGTTTACCGCAGGGCGGGCAGCATCTTTTTTCTATACAGATTTCATCCGCTGGAACAAGGCGCGCAATGCGTACTGATTTTGATGAGCAGATGCAGGCGCTTTTTCGCCGACAGTCACGGTGACAGCGTGAGCTTGACCCACATTCACCGCTGCGGTACCGTCGCCGGTAAGGAGCTTAGAAACTCCGAGAAAGCAGCGGTATCCGCACTCGTCAGCTCGCGGATTTTTTGTGCCTGTACGTTTTTACGTCGGGAGGCAGCAGCTATACAACACCCGCAAGGGGAAAGCTGCTGGCCGGTCTGCTTTCCGGTTTCTAACCTCCCGACATTCTCGGGTCGGCGCTTAGAAACGTCTCCCCGAGATCACCTCTCAAAAGCAGGAGACATTTTTATGTCGCAGTCCATTATTCCGTTCGATTTTCATTCTCACGCTGTGCGCGTTGTGATGCGCGATGGCAATCCGTGGTTTGTTGCTACCGATGTAATGGGGGCTTTGGATTACGCAGCAACCAGCAATCCGGCTCGTGTCACTGAGCACATCCCCAGTGAATGGAAGGGTGTGAATCCGATTCACACCCTTGGCGGCGAGCAAAAACTGTTGTGCTTAGCCGAACCTGGTTTGTACTTCTTTCTTGGCCGCAGTGATAAACCAAAGGCCCTGCCATTCCAGAAGTGGTTAGCTGGCGAAGTCCTGCCCTCAATCCGCAAGACGGGGAGCTACTCAGCTTCGCACTCTCCTGCTGTCACTTTGACAGAAGTAGAGGCATTCCGTTTGTACGCACTGCTGAGGATGGTCGCGGGGCATCTGTCACGGGAACGCATTGAACCGATTGAACAAGCCTTGCGCTTGATGCATTCGCCGTTAGCCGGTGCGGTGAGTGATCTGTGGCGGGAGGTAGGGCCGCGGGCTAAGCGCATGGAGAATCTCGCTGGGCGTTGCCGCAGTGCCTTATACCGGTTGCGCTAAGCCATCCGGCTGTCTGTCTGGCCGTACTCCTTAATTAGTAAGGAGTGACCCTCGCATTGCTAAACCACCCCCGCAGTTAAAAAAGGGCGGGCTGAGGGGGTGACCTCAACTCGCCCTGAATAAAGGAAAATAAGGATGAAGAATGATTCTATCACAATCCTAAAACACCCCGTAAATACCCTCGCCAAAACATGGTGCGCTGATGGCACGGTGAAAGCCTACGACAACGCCAAGTTCTTCGAGGTGGAGCAACGACCGCTCAACAATAGCCGCGAGCTGTCTGCCCTGCTCACGGAGCTGGAGCATAACCGGCATGCCTGTGTCATCCGTGGCGTGTATGTGGGCGATACCAAAGCCGCTGCGCTTGATACAGAGTTCCAGAAAGGAAAAGCACGGCGCATTGCCGAGCTGTACGAGGATATCCCGCATCACTGGATGCTCGTTGAGATCGATAACTTCGAGCCACTGCGCCGCGATCCGGTCACCGATCCGGTGGGGAGTATCTACGAGTTCATCCACGCGCATCTTCCCGATGTCTTCGCAGGTGCGGACTACCATTGGCAGTTATCCAGTAGCGCGGGGCGGCCTGGGAGTGAAGGGAAGCTAAAGGCTCATGTGTGGTTTTGGCTGCATACGCCGTACACCAGCGCACAGCTCAAAGCCTGGGCCACTGCCTGCGCTCCAGCCCTAGACGCTTCTGTATTTAATACGGTGCAAATCCACTACACCGCCGCCCCTGTGTTTGAAGCCGGTGTGGCCGATCCAGTGCCAGTGCGTAGCGGCTTTGTGCAAGGGTTTATTGATGATTGTGTATTGCTGGAGATTGATGCAGAGATATTGGAAAGCGCCAAGAGTGAAGGCAAACCCAGCCGCCAACACAAGCTCATGGTTGCGGCGGCTAACGACCCTGTGGCTGTGCGTCTTGAAGAACGCGGGATGATCTTATCGACCGGCAAGGGCGGTGAACTCTTTATCGAATGCCCCTTGGCTAAGCAGCATACGCAAGCCTCTAACCCCACCGCCACGGTGTACTACCCCGCACATACCGGAGGCTATGCCAATGGCGCGTTTGTATGCCAGCACGCTCACTGCCGAGGGTTGCCACAAACGGCGTTTCTACACGAGATAGGAATCTATTCCGATGAGGAAATGCTAGCCATGTTCGAGGACCTCACGGACGAGCCTGCCACGCTAGCCATTGAGCGGCACGACGTGCCCGAAGCGCTGTACCTAACCACCGACAAAGCGAACGCAGTGCGGATTGCCAAGCACTACGGCAAACGGATCATGGTGTCTGCTGAGCGCTGGTTCGTCTGGGAAGGCACCCACTGGGCGCATGATACGGATGCAGCACGCCTGCTAACGTTAAAACTCTCCAAAATCATTCACGGCGAAGTGGAGCAATGGCGCACCAAACGCGCCGACACAGAGAAGGAGAAAAGCAAAAACGCAAAGATCGCCGCTGCACTGGAGGCATGGGGCAAGAAGTCGGAAATGCGCAGCACTGTTGAGGCGGCGATGGCGCTGGCCAAAAGTATGTTGGTCGTGAAAGCGGAACGGCTGGACACGGACCCCTGGCTATTGAACTGTGCCAATGGCACCGTGGACCTGCGCACCGGAACGCTCAAAGCGCATCGCCCAGAGGACTACATTACGCGGGTCGTTCCCGTTAACTACACGCCGGATGCCGCTGCACCTGTGTTTAGAAAGACACTGGAACGCATCACCTGCGAAGAGGGGCAGGCCCAGCAGCCACTCAGTGACTTCCTGCAACGCTGGT